TTACACGACTCTTAAAGTTGCATGGGGCACTGATGGGGCAAACTCACTCAATTTTGAGTTCAGGAGCGCTACCTGAGCATCGTTATTTTCTGACATCCATTTTCCGTAAACCTGGAAAACCATCTGCGCATCAGCATGACCCATTTGCGAAGCAATGAATGCAGGGTTGGCTCCAGCCGTCAATGACCAACAAGCATATGTGTGACGTGACTGATAAGATTTCCTGTGACGAATTCCTGCACGCTTTACTGCCGTATCCCATGTCTGCCTGACCGAATCGACCGTGAAGTGATCGCCACATACACCCGTTCTTGAAGTTACGGATGGGAGAAAAACAAACGTGCATTTGTGCTTCTCTTTTTTACCGTACTCTCGAAGGTGAACATCAATCATGTGCTCATTGCCAAGCCTGGTGATTTCAAGTTGGCTCTTCAGAGCTTCAATTGCAGGTTCGATAAGGTGTATTACCCTGTTTGTGCCCGCCTGAGTCTTGGGAACGGTAAATTTATCCTGCGCCAGATTCCTCCTTATCATCATCGTGCCAGCCTTAAGGTCGATATCCTCCCATCCCAAAGCGCACAGCTCGCCCGGTCGGATTCCTGTGTATACAGAAAGAGACCACATGTTTTTTGCTTGCTGACTGCGACACGCCTCTATGAGCCTGACAAACTCTTCCCTTGATAGCGGATCCGGTACGACTCGTGACTCTCTTAGTGGCGATATTCCCTTGAATGGTGTGTCATCGAGATACCCGTTTTCAACGCCAAACTGAAAGATGGCGAAAAGGTTAGTCATGTAGTTATTGACCGTCACAGCAGAACGCCCTGGCTCAGTAACTACATACTGAGTTTTCGGAAGCTGATAACCGGTCAACAATTCCTTCCTTACCTCAAGAATCCTTTCTTTACTTATCGACGATGCGATTGTCTTCTCACCGAGAATGAGCAGAACGTTTTTGATTATCGTCCGGTATGTCTTAATCGACGTTGATGCGACATCAGTCTCTTTAAGTGATAAATACTTCTCTGCAAGTTCTCCTATGGTTAGCGCCTTACTCACCTCACCAAATCGCTGAAGGTTAGGGGAGTTTGGAAACTGTGATGCATAGTTGAAAGTTCCCGTCTTTACTGCGTAGACAATGCTTGTACGCAGCTCTCCGGCAATCTTTCTGTTCTTCGCCGTATCAGGTACACCAAGACTTTCCCTTACCCTGACACCGTTATAGATAAACCACAGGCGCAGCGTGCCCCCGTGGTTTTCAACCCCGGTTGGATACTTCATGCATCTTCCTCTTTGGTTAATCGAAGGGGTATTTAAGCAGATTTCTTGCGGGGAATCGCGGGTTGCTGACGCTCAACCCATTTGTCGACTTCGTGGCGGTTGTAGAGGATAGGGGAGTTGTCCTTCGGCTGGCAGTCGCATGAGTAATGGCGGTACTCTTTTCCCTCCATCCATGACGTTTCTCTGGCTAATCTGATCGCGTTTTTGGTCAGGCCGGTAATCGCCATCAGAACCTTCTCTGATACCCACTTATTGGGGACAAGCTGAATCATATCGCTCATGGTTTTCTCCAGGCAAAAAGAAGCCGCCCGTAGGCGGCAATAACATCAAGGGATGTGAGGCAGTGCTTTCGCACCCTATAGCCAGCTCATAACTGGCTATCAGTTGCGTCAACGCAATAAGCCAAGGTCGTAGTTGAGGTTCTCAAGGCATTCTCGGTCCTGCTCGAAGCAGTAATCCCACAACTCCTGATCGTGCCATTCCCGAACCAGTTGCCATTTCCAGCCACCGTCATGCTTCACTCGGCGGACTTTTCGCTTAACTATGGCGTCCTGGTCGAAAATCACTCCCCAACCTGAACCAATGCCATTGCGTAGCACATCCAGATCAACCTCGATAACGCGGAAAAGCTTCGGTAGCTTCGGTAACTCTTCAATGCGCATAGCATCTCCTTACGCCGCGCGCTGGGCACGCAGCTTCTTCAGGTGTTCTGCTGTTTCGATTTCTTCGGCGATCCGCTCGGCCTGTGCTTTGGTCAGCGGTTCGAATTCGTGCTGAAAGCGGCCCATGCTGGCGATGCAGGTGCGGCCGTGGCGGATGTAGTGGATTACTTCGTGGGTAGCGCGGAGGATTTTGCAGGGCGCGCCGTGGGGATCGGCGTACCAGGTATTAGGCTGGATTATCCTGAACATTGGGCGCCACCTTAAATTCGATTACCCAGACCCAGGGGTTGGCCTGCCAGTTTTCTTCGCCGTAGATGGACTTCCACAGTTCTTCCCACACCTGAAAGCCATAAGTAGCAGGGCGGAAGTCGTAAAGACCACAGCCGATTTCCTTACAGATATCCCCAAGGGTAATGGCCTGCAATCGCTCCACTCGCACACCGGTAATTTCCAGCATTAGGCGACTGGCCCAGCGCGGCATGTGAATTGATGGACGCCATCTTCCTTCTTCCGGCCAGTCTGCAGGTGGCGTAGCTCGGTAAGCCATATCGTGGCTATCCTGGTCGATGTTGTAGCGTGCCCAAGTCTCCCGCACCCAGATACGATCACCTGGTTTACCGTGTGGGCTGTTTCTGTAATTTCCCGCCGATAACTCACCAGCCAATTCATTGCCAGATAATTCGCACATTGCATCTCTATCAATGTGTGGGACCTTCACTGGCCGCCGCGTCTGCGTCTTGCCGCCGTCGAGGATGGCGCGCACCATCTCGCCGTTAAAAATCATTCCGCGCTCTTTCACTGGATCCCCCTCTGCTTATTCCTCAACTCAATAACACCCTGGCACTCAGCGCAGGTCTGGCAGCCGGGAACGGCATCGCTCCGCGGCTCGGGAATTGGTTCTTCGCATTCTTCACAACGCTCAGCTGATACAGCGTTGCGGTTCAATCGGTGAGCGGAAAGGGCAGCGTTACGCTGAAGCTCTTCAATCTCTGCTGCTGTGTCGATGATGTCCATGGTCAATGCTCCCTGAACTGTCGGTTAATTCGGTTGAAGGTGAACGCCAGCAATAAAAAGGGAGCCTTAAGCTCCCGGGTGATTAGTGCCTTCATGCTGCACCGCCTTCATTCTTCTCGGCTTCGACTGCCATCTGCTCAAGCCGTCTCGATAGCTCGGCGGCCAGAGTCTGGAATTCTTCCTCGGTCTCCACCGGAATCGGCACAAAGCGAATACCGATGTGCGCCAGGTGGTTGGCAATTTCGAGGCTTTTTCTCAAATCAACGGGTGAGGCCCTGTTCATTCCGTACCGCCATTTTTTTCAGTTAGCACCAGCCTTCCGTCGCATAGAGCGCGGACGATTTCCTGATACTCCCAGCCGAAGTACATGCTCTCGACGTAGACCCGCAGAGGAGGATAGTCATGCTGTTTGCGGCGAATGAAAGCCTCCGCCGCTTCACGGGTAAAATGAGCGTTGATGTTCTGCCACTCTTTGCGTGTACCGCAGACAGTGTGGCCGTCAAGGTCAGCCAGTACTTCCCACTGAGCGTCTTCATCGAGATCGGTAAAGGCAGTGTCGCACTGGTCAATGCAAATGGCGTTTAACTCTTCCTGCTGCTGTTCATCCAGATCGTCCCAATACTCCTGCGGGCTGTCCCATTCGCATTCCTCGAAATGGACTATCTTCGATTCGCCGTACTCTTCTGCCAGGCCATAAATGGTTGCCTGCTTCTGAACCATGAAAATCGGATCGGCGGTGGCGTGACGATTAACACCCTCTCCGCGATGGTGATATGTCAAACGGTCAATGAAATCTGCGAATGTTTCCGGCGTTAATTTCGCGCCGTTTGCTATCGAATCGCTCATGAATCAACTCCGAAGCGGCGATTAAGCCGCCCTGTGTATACGACGAACTCCAGGAGGCTAACTCCCAGAGCTTCAATTTTCTTGTGATGCTTGTTGATGATGGGAGGCACCGTATCGTTCCAGTTTGGCTTTGGCTTCTTGCGCATGGCCTGCTGGCTTGCCTCGGAGCAGCGGCGGCAGGCGGCGCGGATGGCGTTGTCTTTTTCTGGTGTCATGCGGCCTCCGTCTTAACAACATCGATGGCGCAGCCGGGCAGCAGCTCCACCGCGGCGGTGGCACACTGATTTCCCCAGTGATCCCAGCCCGGCGCCGCGCTGCGGCTGAATAACTCAATGCGTGGCACATCTCCGTAAAGCAGTTCCAGTCGGTGGCGCACTTCCCACGGCTTTTCGCTGTGCGCGCCGAGCGGGCTGTAGACAACCTGCTTGATCCCGGCGTGCTTACGTTCCAGCCCAGCGCCGCGGGTGGCAATCAACAGGTCTTCAGTATTGGCCCGGGTGTGGTTGCCACCGTTCATGCGCGTCTCGGCGTTCAGCAGATCTAGGAAGTCGTAAAAGTCGGTTACTTCACCATCGGATAGTGCTTTGTTGATGCGCAGTTCGGCGTTCTGGTTCAGCTTCACCCAGGTAAAGCCTTTCATCGTGCGAACGGTAAATCCCCATGCTTCGGCCAGTTCGATAGCCTCCTGGTTATGCGTGCCGGTGTACCACATCGCCAGCACCGCGTTTTCGGCAGCAAGCTCCCAGACTGGCAGGCGTTTGATGTCGATGAGCTTCATGGTGGAGTAGTGGTCGGCAGCGGCGCCGTTGCTGATGGTGTTGCCGTAAGACCAGGGAGGATCGACATACAGAAGTGAGTATTTCGTTGTCATGCCGCCTCCTGCCTTTCCCGATATTCCTCAGCGAGTCGCTGCGCCTTTAATGGATTGCTGACCACTTCACCCCATGGCATTAGCCAGCCGTTACCAATGAAGGGAAGGCACAGCGTGCCAACCCTGATGTCGTCGTGAGCGTGAGTCATAGGATGGACTCCATTTCGTCGATGTAGAGGCCCTGAGCAATCAGTCGGCTACGGCGAGCGGCACGCGCTATGCACTCCTGCCGCCTACCTTCCTGCGATTGCTCTATAGCGCGCCGGGTGAACAACCGCGATTTACCCTGCGGTGTTACGACCTTCGGCTTCGTTACGAGGTCGAAAGTGCGGTCACGGATGCCGTCCTCGTTGAGCCATTTCTCCGACTCAACAATCTGTGCTATCTGTCCGGTGCCGCGTGTAATGCCGTTGGCGACCCGGTTGAACTCGATGAGCGTTACGCCAAACTTCTCGGCGATTTCGCTGCCGGTGACCGGGCGGCCGCGCGTCTGAATCATCCAGATAACGCGCTCACGAAGGCCGGAGAATTGCCCGGTGCGCCCGGGTCTGCGATAGAAGGGTGTGCGTTTCATGCTGCACGCTCTGTGATTTTCTGAATTTCAGATTCCAGATCTGCAATGAAGCTCTTAACCTCAGACTCGATTTCGCGCGCCAGCTCTTCATCGAAATGAATGCGCTTCTTGAAATAGGCGAGGTCAGGCGGCAGGCGATCATCGAAACTAACGAAATCACACCATTTCCGCCCGGTGCACATCATCTGCGCATGCATTTGCAGCATGTACTGGCGCTTTGGCTCGCCAGTTTTCAGCGTTTCAAGATGGGTCCAGGTGTTGGGGCATTTGATTTCGATAAGCCCGTCGTCGTTGACAAGTCCGTCCGGGCTGGCTGCGAATCCGGGTATGGTTGGGTGATCGATGAGTCCAATTTCAGTGATTGCCGCATCGAACTCATTCAGCGCGTACATTTCGCGCGCCACTGGCTCAAGTTCAGTGCCGCGCATCATCGCGGCATTCGAAAACCCTTCCTCCAGCTTCCCGGTCAGCCGTTGGCAAATGAGCTCGGCCATGTAGTTCTGGCGGCTGGTGGAGTAGCCCGACTTAGTCCGGGCCATGACATCAGCCAGGCGACTGGCAGTGACCTTGCCGCAGCGCGCAGCAAACCATTCAGGGGTGCGTTGCTCCATCATTCAGCCTCCGTCTCTGCGACATTGACAGGTTCGGCGTTGTCGACAGCAAGACTCATGTCATACATGCGTCGCTTCTCAACTGCGCCGATAACCTGCTTCTCTTCAGCGCTCAGCGCCACCCAGAACTCCTGATACTTGACTGTTCCAAGGCGCGCGGCGGACTCACCTTTTGCGATCAGATCCGGGCGACGGCTATCTGATTCATGACCCGCATGAACCTCTGCCGTTGTTCCTTCAATCACTCGCTCGGCCTCATCCTGGTCGAAGATGCCAGCGAAACCAAAGGCCAGACGCGCGCACTGGATCAGCGTCTTGTGGCGAAGCATGCGGGTAGGGTGGGACTGCCATGGCTGAGTGTTGCGTTTGCACTCCCCCATGTACTCGGTGACGATGGTCGGGTGCTTACGGTCTTTGCGGTAAATCTTGCAGGTGCACGCGCCTTCCTCCTTGTCGTAAGAGAACTCCATGCCGTCAAACTGAGGATGCTCGTTGATAATGCGAGCCCATCCATCAACGCCGACGACCGGGACAATCCCGCCTTTATCTGGGAAGGCATAAATCTCTTTTGTCCATGGGTTCAGGCCGTACTGGTTGGCGACGATCAACAGGGCTGTAAACTGCTCGTCCGTGACGTTGCCACCTTTGAACGCTGTATTCTTCAGCGTATTCATCAGGTCTGTACCGGCATCCATGCCGAGGCGTGCGGCCAGTTTCCCGGCCATGGTGGAAAGTGCAGTACTCATTGTTAAATCCCTCAAAGTTAAAACGGGCAGGTTGGATGAAGGCGATCCCACTCTTCTTCGGCGCGGTCGTAACAGATGCGTGTGACATAGTCGTTATAGGCTTCCTCTGCCTTTTCACCGACTAGTGCCATTTGCGCTTCTTTTGGGAGAAACAGGCTACTCATTTGCAGAGCATATTTCGGGAACATGGAGATCAGTTCTTTCGCCCGGTCGTCGATCCACTTCTCTTTCTCGTCGGTGAGTTGCTGCTCAACCCAGCGCCGATCTTCGATGCGGTCGTAAGTGAGGTATGCGTTCATGGCTGAACTCCTGAAATTTGGATGTGCAAATGCCGCCCGCAGAAAGCCAGGCCGATCGGTTGAATGGGGTGGTTAGTGGTTTAGCCAGTCGTTACAGTGATTCATGGCTGCTTGACACTGCTCTACGGTGAACCAGCCGAAGTGGCATTCGGTAACAGGTATACCCATCTTGCCAGCCAGCCATTGGTATGCCTCAGTGCGCGTCATGGCTCCGGACTTCCAGATCCGTTCAAAAGGCATCTTGCAGCTCTTGCGCGCGTCGCGGGTTGGCTTGTCTGCCAGAGTCCCGAGAGGTATCGCTGTGAAAGGATGAAGCCCGACGTATGCTCCGCAGCATTCGCAAAGATAGACATACGGCCAGTCACTGAAGTCGCGCCCATAGACTTCTCCATGAGTGCCGATCCGTACTGAACCAGAGCACAGGTGGCAACTGGTTGGCGTGGGAAGAGGATTCTTTACCCTGGCCGTCGCCTTTTTGCTTGGGTTGGCTGGCGTTTTGATTTCCATATCAGCGTCCTCAGTGAACGATTGGGTTGCCGTGTCCGTCCAGTAGGACGTCAATCACGCAGTCATTGAGGCGGATGATTTCTGCATCGGTGTGCAGGTAAACCCATTTGCGCTCCTGAATGACTGCTGATACGCGATAGGTGCGGCCTTCGTGCAATGCCATCATGCCGGGCGTGACGCACTGGCGAATGAGCGGGGTTGTGCCGTAGTGGTTGATCATACCTTCACCTCAACCTGTTTCAGGAGGCCAGCGATATTCATCTGTTGGCGGTTAAGCGTCAGCTTTTCACGCGGTGCCGATACGGACGTCAGCTGCCACTCGTTATCGTTGAGCTTTTTGGCGGTGTACTGCTTGCCGTTGTGGGTGACTGTCATCTCACACCACCTTGAATAAGAACCAGCCCATACTGCACACAATCAGGCCCACAATGGTTATTGCGGAAGACATACGAACATGGTCAATGGCTAGTTTTGAAAGTGGCTGGCGATGCTCTTTTTTCGTCAGCGAATTGATTGCTATGCCGAGCAGAAACATGCCGACAAACCATAAGGCATATATCTTTAAGCCAAACTCCAAATCACTCATAAATCCTCTTGGCCTTATCGCGGCGAACGGAACGGTTAATACAAGACTTCAACGCATTTATTCAGTGCTTCAATGGGCGGTGGATGGCCGCCGGTTGTCATAACTAAGCCGCCTCGGTGAAGCGACTGAGGTATGAAAAAACCCGCCGTGGCGGGTCTTCAGAAATAGTCTTTGTGGTCGTGCATCGCTCGCTCGAGGATCACCTTTGCATCTTCAAAGCTGGCAGATTCAAAAGCCTCTCTTATGGCCTTAGCCAGGCAAGTCGCATCGCTTTCATAGTCATCAGCTCTGCTTTCCCAGTTTGATGCCTCTTCTTCAGCCTCATAAAGGCGATCGCCATACTCGCACTCGAGTTCCTGGCGCACTTCATCACGAAGCTTCTCCTTGATGATTTCGGAGGCTTCTTCAATCGGCATTGTTTCCAGAATCGTTTCTGGCTGATGAGTGCCGTATTTCAGTGAGATGTCAGTAGCAAACATGCAACCTCCAAAAAAATGCCCGCGCGCTGGCGGGCCAAGAAGACTTTTCCAATCCAACCAGAACAGGATCATCGTCTCCTGTGTGGTTGAGATGGTAGTATTACCATCACCAAGCATCGGCGTCCGGTGCTTGAGGCTGGCTCTGTCGTTACCCGCTGATGCGGGAGAAATGCTTTGGTCGGTGTGGGCGGTAACCAGCCGCATGAGCCGGGCCCTCTTCACGATTAGGCCGTTCTCACTGACCACACCCCAAAACATTCCCTGTATTGGTCAGCGCCAACTCCCTGCCAGTGTTGCCCGTTCTCACGCCGTTCTCGCTCTCGCGCGGGGATACTCTCTCACCGACCGGATCGCACCCGGTGATACAGCACGTTTTCGTGTAGGGGTCTTAACAGGTCATTGACGCTGTAAATCTGCATGTTGTTAAAAAGCAGGCGACTTGCTGTCCGCCGCTGGCTAACTTCGCTCAGCTGTCGATGTTTCGTTTCGATGGATTAAAGATAACCTTAGTTATGAGTGATGGCAATAACCTAATTTATAATATCAATCACATAAGTTATAAATTAATGATAACTAAATGAATTTATTTTTGTAAATCATGAGTGCTATGCTTAAAAAAACAGCAGGAGGGATGTGCATGGTTCTGGATGAAGAGCGTATAAGCATGAAAATTCAGGCGATGGGGCGGGCGGTGATGGAATTGTCACTGGCTGATTTACCCATGACCCAGCAAAACATCATCGACAAGCTGGAACGGTACCGGCATGAAACCGGCAATGTGATAGGGAAGGGAGCTAACAGGGATGCTGCGGAGTTGGTGAGGAAGGGGCAATAAAAAAGCCCGCACGGGCGGGCAGGTAGTGTTGCGATAGTTATTGTTATCAGCTTCAGGCTGAATAGTTATCGGCAGAATGGCGGATAGCTTTATGGGTGGGCAATAAAAAACCCGGCGCGGGGCCGGGTTAATAATGTTCTAGGCGATCTATTTGACTCTCACTTAGCGAGTGAAAATCTTGTTCCGTAATATCAATAATCCTGGGCAGGAGTGCGTCAGCCGTTTCGTGAGCGTCTGGTGCAATCACAGCGATGATTTGAAATGCATCAGCCTTATCCCAGTGACGCGCATATACTATATAGTTATTGCTCGTTCTGGTTGATTGTCGCATAGCATCAGTCCAAAAACCTTCTCCTGGTGCTTTGAAGTGGATTTTGAGGATGCCGGATGTTTGCGCTGAATTATTACGTTCAAAGCCGCCATTTCTTCCAAGGCGTCCGGATAAAGAGATGCCGTTAAGATAAAGAGATAGTTCTCTGGCAAGCCCTTGTATAAACGCCGAATTATTTAATGAGGAATGGATACTAACTCTTGCCATTATCTCCACTCCGAGCCGATTTTTAGCAGCTGGCGTGATGCGGAGAGCGCAGATGAAAATTCCTCTGAGTTACCCTCAACACTACTGCTTACGGTCGGCACGGGTGAGACAAATTGCTCTGCCAGGAGAGCAATGTTTAGATATGCATTTCGCAGATCAGAAACAGAGCGAATTGCTTTGCGTTTTTTTTCATAAACCAATGGCATGTAAGGCTTCCAAGCGCTCGACGTTTCAACTAGAGAAAACACATCGCGTAAATTCTCTATGTGCCCAGTCAGCATTTCAGCCCTAACCTTTAATTCAATGGGAAACTCATTGGTGAAATGAAGATCTTCATCAGAAAGTGTGTTTAATGAATTAACTATTTCATTGCACTCAACTAATTTGCGCTCTACACCTGCAATCGCAATAGAGGCACGATCTAAGGCGTGCTTAACTTCATCAGGATTTTCAGGCATGGCAGACTGTGCCAGTCTCGAGTTAGCTCTGGCAAGTGGGGAAACTATTTGCTGCGCCGCCCTGGAGGCTGCAAGGATATCTGTAGCCTGTAAAGCTAGCGCTTCGATTCCTGTAATCATTTTCATACCTTCATTCTAAGCTTTAGCTTGATTTGCCGCCATCGAAATTACAAATCATAGCCAATCACCAACTATGCGCCGACCAAAACACCTTGCCGATCAGACCAGCCGCATCTTCGTCTCTATCCAAAAGTCTCTTCCGGCCACTGCTACAGTTTGTTGTAAGCTATCGATTCGTGAATAAGCGCTTTGCCCATGATGTAGAGCTGGTCCTGATTTTCTTCTGTCACATACCAATCTTTGTAAGCCGGATTATCTGAAAGCACGGCTAACTGCAGGCCCTGCATCTGCAGGCGCTTGACATGGAAGTGCTGCCCGAAGACAAATGCGTATACTCCGTCAACCTTGAAGTTCCTCACCGAAACGTCAAAGAACAGGCGATCTCCCGACTGAATCGTTGGGCACATGCTGTCACCGTCTACGGTCATCACCTTCACATCATTTTGAGTGCGGTTCCCGAAAAGAGATCTGGCATGCTCAGTTGTGAACTCAATAGCATGCAGGACCTCAACAAATTCAGAAATCATAAAAGACCCCGGACCAGCGCTTACTTTCAGGTCTAAAACATCAACCCGAAAGACATCAATTGTTTCCGAGACCGGTTGGGCTGCCGATGGCACATTACCATCAATCCGCATTTCCCCCACTCCAGAACTAAGCCATTCCGGCCTTACACCCAGAGCATGAGCTAGCTCGACCATCTTACGGCTGCCGCTCGTTTTACCTGACGTCATCTTTTGAATTGCAGGCTGGGATATACCGACTTTATCAGCCAACTGTCCTTGAGATATGTCAGCGGCCGACATAGCCGCGTTCAGTCGTTCTGCAAATGTTTTCATCTTATCAATATATAACCGAGGTTATGTAGAGTAAAATAACAAAGGTTATGGGCAATACCCATAACTTGGGTTATCTTTTCATTAATCCAGTAATCGGATAGGTAAAATCCATGAACAAAGTTATTCAACGAGCTTTAGAAATCGTTGGCAGCCAGAAGCGACTCGCAGATATTTGCGGCGTTAGCCAGCCAGCGGTTCACAAGTGGCTTAACGGTGGTTCCGTATCTCCGGAAAAAGTAACAGCCATCGTAAACGCTACTGGTGGCGAGATTAAGGCACACGAAATTCGACCTGATCTTCCCGACCTGTTTCCACACCCAGAGAACCATGCCGCTTAACGGCGGCCATAACCAATTACATGAGAGGAAGTATCGCAAATGGAAACCTTAACGACACGCAACAAAGCGGAGGCACGACGAATTGAGAGTTGGGTGCAGCGTCAAATCGCTGATCTGGGTACCGCCCGGATAGCCGAAGTAGCTGGCATCAACAAATCCACAGTCAGCCGGTGGCGGGAAAACCTGGTACCGAACATGTCGCTGCTGCTGGCCATCCTGATTTCGAACCGGGATGGGGTGAAGGGAGATTTTGAAGCATGAACGTAGAAAGGGGAAAAGCCGCGGTGCTGGAACACCAACGGCTTTCAGGTGCAAAAACGAGAGTAGTTGCAGGAGGAATAATGGCAAAAAATCCACGCTATTACCATACCGCTGTACATAAAAACATAACCCGCGACCGCTTCATCCGCTCGGTTAACCCGATTGTGGCGGAGAAGATGCGCGCCATCCTGGAAGAACTGAAACGTAAGGAGAGTGGCCGTGGGTAACGTATCCAATTTAGCCGAAGCCAGAGAGGCCAGAAGGCTCCAGAAACCGCGCACGAATGACGGTAAGGGGTTTGCCTTGCTGCACCGTAAAATTATGGATGTGCCGTTCTACAAGGACGCTGAGGCGGCTCATTTATGGGTTCACCTGCTCCTGCGTGCTAATCACGAACAGACACTGGTATCGACTGATGTCGGCGATGTGATCTGCGAACGCGGAGAGTTCATTACCGGGCGAAACACGCTGGCAATGGAAACGGGTTTGACCGCTGATCGCGTTAAATCACTGCTCGGCTTTGTTGAATAA